CAAGCGGATGTCGCACCGGATCAGTCAGTTCTATTCATCCTTGGAAGGTCAGGACGAACGTAGACGTAATCCCGACCTCTGTTACCACACCGGTACGATGGTGAACCTGCTCTACACAGGCGGTAAGCTGTATTGGGTACCCTTCCTGAAAGACGATTGTCCGTTCCTTGACGATGCTTTCACGATACCCCGCCCCTGGACTATGGATAACCTCCTGAACACGCGTCAGAGGGCCATGGAGAGCGCTCTAACGTACCTCAAAGACACCCCATGTATGGAATGTCCGTATCTGACCAGTTGCGCAGAGAAAGGCATCATCAATATCATGGAACGTATGAACATTCGAGACTGCCTGGTGGGGCTTGAACATGTCCGAGAGACCGGAAACACCGGCATTTAACCTAACCTTGGAAATCCTGCAGGGTTGTAAGTACAACTGTATCGGTTGTATGGTGGATAAGGATTACGAACCACTGATTCCCTTTGACCAGGACACGGATAAGATCCTTGAAATGGTCGATCGTCTGAAAGCGGACGGTTATAGGACTCGAGAGTTCACCATTGGACCGACTGACGTGATTAGTTCCCGCAGTGGGGCGATGATCTTTGAACATCGATTGATCAAAGGGCTAGCTGAGCGGTTTGATTCGGTGGTTATTCCACTGGCACTACTCAGTACAGAGGGTCTGGAGGAACTCTGTGCCAAAGTCAACGTCCTGATGAAAGGGAAATCGTTCACGCTAGCAACGCCCTTTCATGTCAAGAGTGCGTTCAATGAGAAACATCACGCCCTCCTTAGTCGGATGGTTAAATTCATTCAGAGTCGACTGACCGATGTCAAGTTTGAACTCCTGTATCTGACAGTGAACATGATCGGACCTGCCATTGAACGGTTCGATGTGGCCCATAATCGGCAGCTTCGGGATCTAGACTTCGGCGTTCGGAAGCTGGTTGAGTTTGTCTTCCCCCATGCACGGAAAGGGTTTGACAACCTGATCCATCGCAGTGCGTTCATCAGCGATTTCCATCAATTCAGTGACGTGATTCAGCAATGCAAGGATACTGATCTGAACAGGCACCTCATCAAACCAGCTGATGACAGCTACGAGGTGACCTACCGTGATGGGAAGATGTATTACACCCCGACGTTGATTGAGAAGTTCCCGATCTTCAGTCAGCAATATGAACTGGAAGAGCCCTGGACTGTCGAAACACTGGAAATCTTCAAGGATAACCTGTACCTCGACAACCTGATCAAGTTTGCAGCTAATCCTGTCTGTGGATCCTGCTGTCACCTTCATCGGTGTGCGCAGGGCGATGTCCATGCCATCATGCGCTCCATTGAGTCAGAAGACTGTCTGGTCTCAATGTACAACAACTGGGACGCCATGCCATGCAAGGTACCAAGCTAGTCGACGTCGTCGATGGGATCGAGATCCCGGACTGGTTAATCGATCTGGTGTTTTGTGAAGAAAATAAAAAATACATCGAAACACCGGAGATTAACCAGTTCCTTGAACAGACGGTGCTCCCGATTCTGAGCAAGAAGCTGGGTGATCCTGAAGGGCTCCATCTTACCGCAGCCCATGTTCATATTGGGTCGGATGGATTGGATCCCCATGACCACCTCCCTCATCATTACGCCACTGTCCTGTACCTCATGGATGCCGAAGGGGAAATCAAACTCCACTTCGATTCCATTATCGGGGTCGCGCCTAAAGAAGGTCGTCTCCTGATAATGGATGCATCTGTCGTACACAGTGTCGAACCCTCTAGCGGCCTCAGGGTCGCCCTGGTGAGCAATTATGCAACCACACCCTTACAAGGAATACCAGAAGCTGTATGAGGAGTTCGTCCAGGATCATCCAGACGACTTCGCTAACATGCAGATCATTGAATCTCCCGAACTGGTGGAGAACGCTCTCCATTATTTCAAAGAGGCGACGTTCCCGCTGATCTACCCGGCCAAGAGCTATGCAGTCGCTATCATCTACGCAACAAAAATAAAAGAGATCTACGGCATTGATCTCTACGATACTTTGCGTGATCCTGACCTTTTCTTAGGACATGACCAATACTTCGTTACGTACGATCAAGACCCAGTTACCTATGATGCTATCATCAATGAACTGGAGAAGATGCCAGAGTGGATAAACTCCGGCTGGGCACCTCAGACGGTCAAGTACTGTCTGCTCGAATGTACAGAAGAAGGAATCGCAGAAGTGCTCTCTGGAGGATAACATGGATTATCTCGAACCCTGGCGGACTCAAATCGCTCACTTTAATGTCAAGGATCAGTTTGACATGGGTGCGTTCAGCGAAGAAGTCTTCACGCTCTTTACCATGACGACCGGGGAAGACGAATCTCAGTCGGTAATGGACATCAACCATTTCCCGGTCATGATGTCCATGCGTGATAACGTCATCACTCCTGCTGTACTCGAGTATGTGCGCGAATGTTTCAAGTACGGGATGGATGACTTTTACATTGAGACGAACGGCAAGTGGATTCCAGACGGTGAAGGCCTCTACCCACATTACCATCCCGGATCAGTGATTTCGGTGATCTGCTATCCAGTAGATTCGGCAAATGGTTTGAACATGTTTGACCCGCGTACTCATGCTTGTCGGGGCTACCCGAAAGAGATGCGGTGGGGGCACTTCCCCAACCTGAGGATTTCTCCCAGAGCTGGGGACATCTTCATCTTTCCAAGTTACGTCCAACATAGCGTAAGTCATGTGACCGAAGAGACTCGTCTTTCGTTGTTGCATGAATACTACGTTACAAAGAACCTTTAAGTACGGAGTTGTCATGGAACTTATCCACCCTGTAAAATCGAAATCGCTCACATGAACCTGCTGGATCGTGCCAAGCTATATCCAGCACAGCTTCGAAGCTAACCAAGAAGAGATTCATCTCTCCCTGATCAATAACTTCCATTTCAAGGCCTAATCCATGAGCGAAGAACTTTACACTGGTGTTGATCGCGGTCACTTCAAGATCATGAGGCTGCTTGATAACTCGGGTGTCCAACTGCGAGTTAATTGCCGCCTGAAAGAGGTTACTGTTTTCAACTACCTGAGTGATCTCCAGTACGCCATCATCGGCTATTCGGTTGAGTGGTGGCCTGAAGGTCAGCCAGGTCCTCATCAAGGCGGTGATGCACATCCGTTCATTCCGCGTAACCGTCCAAACATCAGCAAGCTCTACATGCGTGCTAAGACGTCCATTACGCCAAAGATGTTGCATCTCGAAGACGCCATCATCAATGACTTCATGAATGTCAAGATGCTGGCCGATCCAATGACTTTCCTGACTTACAGTATGGAAGCTGCTGAACAGATCGCCTCTTCTGAAGAATGGCGATCGTTTGATGGCAGTCCCTATCAGTATGCCAACGGTGTTCACATCACTAAGTTTGAAGCGACCGCTTCGACTCCTCTGACAGTGGTCAGTGAAGGCATGCGATTCACCTATCGCCGCGCAACCATGCCCGATGCCATGGAGCATGGGGTCATCCAGAACAGTCCTTTCACCAAGCTTCGTGACTGCTACACGACCATCGAAGCTTACATCAAGAACGAGGTGGCAAATGGCAATTTCTAAAGCAACCCTGATGGACCTCCAGCGCAACCTCAAGGCCGCTGGTTTCTACACTGGGGTGATCGACGGACTGTGGGGTCCGGCGTCCTATGGGGCGTTCGTCAATGCTCGCAGGAAGGCAGTGAACATGAGTAAGCCGTCGACCGCCCCCGATGGCATCCATGAACTGCTGTTCGCATACTGCAAAGCCACCGCCTGGTCCAACCGCGTCTCCAAAGAGTTCGTGGCCAAGACAGTGACGATCGCCAATAAACTCGACATGGGTTGGCAGGGTGCCGACCAACTGATGGCGTGCATGGCCTTCGAAACCGGCGGTACGTTCTCCCCGACCATCAAGAATGGTGCTGGCGCCCCGTACTACGGCATCATCCAGTTTGGTGAAGCGGCAGCCAAAGACGCCGGCACCACAATCCCCAAACTATTGAGGATGACGGCCGAAGAACAGCTGGACTATGTCTATAACTTCTTCAGGCCCTACACCGGCAAACTGAAGACGCTGTCTGACGTCTATATGCGCATTCTCTACCCGGTGGCGGTGGGTAAGCCGGAAGACTACGTCCTGTTCAGAGAAGCGAACACCAAGTCCAAGGCGTACATGCAGAACAGGGGCCTGGATGCCAACCGCGACGGTCTGATCACCAAAGCAGAAGCTGCTGCCAAGGTGATGCAGAAACTGGTCGAAGGTCTGCACCCGAAGAACCTGAAGGCAGTGTAGTTATGTTGTTTACTATTGTTAAAGCAGCAGGAATTGCTCGCCTGAAGTCCTTCGTCCGCAAATATATCCTCAGGGTTTCAACGCCTGATGAGCTGGTAGCAGATGCTACCAACTGGAGCGTCGATCCTGTTCTTGGGATGAGTTCGAGTAAACGCTACACGTATTTGGCTGGCAGTCTGCCTAACGTAGCCTTTGTGCCGGTGACGACACCCATGGACCTGAGCAAGCTGCTTGAAATTAAAGGGGTGTTCACGGGGTACTACGACACCCCAACCGGAGCCATGGGTTATAGTCTGTTCCGGATCACCTTATCCACAGGTAAGGTACATTACATCGGAACGCTCGACGAGAATACAGCCGGTGGGGCCGGACAGGGCATTTACGACGGGCAGGAAGCCGGCGTTGCGCCGAAAGTGCTCACCAACTGCGTCGGCCAGGAACTGTCCTTCATCGTCCCAGAAGGCGCCACTGTCACGGCGTTGGACGTGGCCTCAGGGGCGTACGACAAGTATCCTCGTGGGCAATTCGGTTTCAAGGATATTGAGTTCACCCTAAGAACCTGAAGGTCTGATACTTCAAAAAAGAAAAAAGAATGGAGGGGCGAAAGCCCCTCCACTTATTCCCTTTTACTCTGGAGGAGCTATTCTTACGACCGTTCTGACTTGGTACGACGAGTAGCACGAATGCCACAGAAGGTGAAAGTGTCTGGCAGACGCTTCACCACAGCCTTTCCGCCGAAGTACCCGATTGCAGAACCGACGATAAACGAACCAGCGATGATCAATGGTGCTTTCATGATGTTACTCCTAAGTAACGAGGGAATAGTCGACACTGCGCTCAGAGGCGCGGGTGTGTGAGCAATAACTGCGGGAGGAATGGTCCTCCCGGTTTACCGTATAACTTACTTCAACACGACATTGAAATACTGGCCTGGAGCCAGGCATGGGTAATTCGCGACAGCGTCCCAATTGATGTTTTCGATGATGCCTGCCAGGTCGGCTTTCGGATCATCGGTGGCATGCATGACGGTGCCAGCACAGTTATCACGAGTAACGACAGGCTGGCCGTTACGTACAGCGATACGGTTCAAACAGTAGTAACTGGAGAAGTTCTTGTCGAACAACGCCACTACGTTCTGACGATCACCGTTCTGATAAACCACCACGCCCGACAGGGTGAGCATGCGCTCACCCTTAGGATCGTGTTCGTCCTTCAGAACGAAGTTAGAGGCCTTTACAGCCTCGATTATCTTGGCGTTTACTTCAGTCAGAACCGGAGTAGCTTGGGCCAGGTATTGTTGCTTGTTCATGGTATGTCCTCCTTAGGACTAGGTTAAGCGGCGACAGGAATGTCGAATTAAGTAGTCAGGGATTAAACGATGTACTGATCGACAGTGCGTTTGAACTCGTTGCTTGCCGCTACCTTATCGGTGAACGGCGAGGATTGCACAGATAAACCTCTACTGACGACCAGGAGATAATGTCCCTCCGAATCATAGTAAAGTTCCACCACGACAGTCTTGCCTTGATAGACGGTCTTGTAATGGTGAAGTGGGGATTGAGTTGCGAAATCAATAGCCATGTTCGCTTCCTCAGTCAAAAGCCGTTCTTCGCGCAACGCTTCACAATGAAGCGAGCACGCCACTTGCTGTTGAGATACATGTCTTGTGCAATGGCGCCAACCAGCGCACCGACAGCAGCCATGATGAGTTTCTCTTTCATGTTGATCTCCTTAGATCGGGTTATTTTTCTCAAGTTGGGTCTTGGTAGTGCGATGCCAGTCAGTGACTACTGCAATACCAACGCCCACTACCACGTTAGCAACTACGAAACCGATAAAGCGTCCCATGGCGTTACTCCTTATTTCTTCGAGGTGGAAGTGAGGTTGGCTCGAGCTTCCATGCAATTGATCATACGCTTAACTACAAAGCGCTGATCAATACCGGTAGCTCTCTTGAAGGCGTTGTAGGCGATCTCAGTAGCGATACCCACGGCGAGACACAGTGCGAGGCCTTTCATGATCTAACTCCTTAGTTAGGTGGGGATTGTTTCTCGTACTCACCCTTACTATGTATTGTTTAAAATAATTCGAATCAGATTAAAAAACGAAAAAAAAAAATAAAGGTAGGGGATTACCCCCTACCGTAGTTAATGTCATTTCATGAAGGCAGTGTGGCGCTATAAAGACAGTCAGGGGCGGTGGCGATTGCCTACCGCGCGCCTGAAGCTGCCCTCGGGGAATGTGGTACCTGTCCCCTACATCATATTTCGAGTTGGTATTTTTTAACTCGCTATGGGGTTTGTGAATATATAGAGCAAGATCCCTAAGTCCTTAACAAGTACAGTGCAGTGACTCACTACTACGTTAGTAATGTGTGCTCATCTTTATTTTCAATCGAATTTGATTCAATACAGAATAAGGAGGAGGGGCACTACCCCTCCTCTATGTCCGTCAGACGGCAGGCGTCCAAGTACGGTCCATCCATTTACGAGTATCTGGAGATACTGCCAACAGCTCCGACCGACACCCGATCCACTCGTATTTCTCGAGCTGATTCGCCCCACTGTCTTTCAGACGAGTAAACTCATCATCTGGACTGTAGTGGTAATCGTTCTGGTGCCACTTCCGTTGCTCCAGCCACTCACGACCATCTTCTTCCACTTTGATCACGAAGACGTCTTTCTGGAGATCTTCGAAATAAGTAGCGCGCTTCATTCTGATTTCCTTAATCAAATAATCTGGATACATCGATCACCCCATGGCCGTGACGATGATATTCTTGTTAAACAGACCATCCATCATCTTGATGAATCCAGGACTATGGATAGCGTGGTTATACGACGCATCATCAATCAGCAGATGACTGGCTTTGGCAAATGTATCCTTCATCCACTCAGGTTTGGTTTTCGCAATGGTAATCAGATCCATCACCGTAAACACTCGATGGTACCCGAAGTTATTATCATCGCAGTACTGACTAATGAAGTAATTCCGCATGTCCTTGTTGACAGTGATGCAGTACGACTTAGGGTGTTCCTTAAAGAATTTCCCTAACCAAGCAGTCTTACCATTCTGTCGTCCTCCACCCATGCGGATCGTACGAAGGTCAGTCACTGTACTCCATGGGAGCTTATCGTGCTCATCCACATATCCAGTCGAGTTCCAGATCTCTCCCCCATGATGAGGTAGTAGTTCTAATCCCAGTTCATATATCCATTGCCATTTAGCATGGATCTCTTCTTTTGTCAGATGCATAGGTCTATACCTCCAGCGACTATTACGGTCCACTGCACCTACTATCGCCATCGCAGATACAGGTTGCACTACCTTCTTTCATAGCAGTGACGCACTATAAAAGATCATAAGAAGTCGTCGCTCCGCTCCTCCGCTTGCGCATTGCTTCCGTTCTACTCCAGCAATGCTTTTTATAGCATTCTGAAATTATTCAGAGAATACAGACCAGACGTAATTAATTACTAAATGTTATGGAACATCTCTTTTCATTTGTCTAGGTTTATGACCATGCGTAACCTAATGATAGCAGCAGCTTCTCAAAAAAGAAAGCGTAGACCACCACCAGTAGGTCAAAAGGCGTTTACCACGCCGGGTACGTACCAATGGATCGTTCCAGACGACGTTTATGAGGTCTCGGTCGTAGTGATTAGCCCCGGTGAACAACCGCCTGTAACGCCGACCAGTAACGTGGATACTCAGTACGCTGCGATGGGTGGAGGCTTGCGGTATAAGAACGGCATCGCTGTCACCCCCGGACAGAAATTGACCATTGTGGTTGGCAGCGGTGGTGTAAACTGGGGACCGGTTAGGAATGGTAGTATCGCCAAGGTGTCGAGCAACATCTCCAGTGCGTTGGGTATCTGGGCCGGGGGTGGAATTAACGGCACTGCCTTCGGTAACGGTGTAGGCGGCGGGGTCGGCGGCTATCCCGGCACGCCATCTGGATATGGCAGTCACGTTAAACGACCAGGTTCTGCGGGAACGTACACTAACGGGTCTTCCACACCCCCTATTCTACTGTCTCCTAAAGCTTCTAGCATTTACGGTCCTAATGGTCCGGTATCTGGTTCCGATTATGGTGTCGGCGGTACTGGTATGTACGCTAAGAGTCCCATGGAATCTTCACGTACTCGCGCCGGTCATGGGGCTGTACGCATCATCTGGGGCGCCAGTCGCGCATTCCCAAATATGAACATTCAAGACATGTGATACAGCATACAGGGAGGGGCTACTGCCCCTCCCTATGCCGTCATTACAACTTAGGCTCGTCTGGAATATCCAGATCTCCATCAGCAGGTGCTTCTTCTTCAGGAGGGGTTTCCTCCTCTTCAGACTCATCTGCTCCTTCTTCTTCACCCAGGTCTCCCTCTTCTGGAGGGGTCTCTTCATCCAAAGAAGTGTCATCCATCGACAGATCATCTCCTCCAAGATCATCGCCGCCCATATCGTCACCACCACCGAAGTCGTCACCTCCTCCAGTGTCATCGCCACCAAATCCACTACCGCCTGCAGCGTCTTTAAGCTCTTGAAGTGCCTGCTTCTCGTCAGACAACTTCTTAAGCTTCTTAGCCCGCTTCTTAGCCGCAGCAAGGACTTTGTCGATGTACTTGGTGATAGAACCAT